ATGGTAACAGTAAAACTATATCTGAGGACTCTAAATAGCACCGTACATACCGGGTATGTATGGGTTGTTTTTTATGTGAATAGAGAAAAAGTTCACTTTAGTACTAAGGTGGAGTGTGATCGGAAGCAATGGAGTGAGCAAAATCAGCGTGTAAAAAAATTAGATCTGAATGCTTCTGATAAAAATCTTATTCTTGAGAATGTGCTTGCCAGGATCAATACTGTTTTTGTTAAGTATCGATTACGGAATAGATCACTAAGTAGAGCTGGGTTTATTAAGTCATATAATCGTCCGGATGATTTTGAGAATTTCTTTGCCTTTTGTGAGGATTATAAAAAGATAGTAAGCAAGCGAGTAGAGAATGTCACAATGGCGATTCATAAGACGGTACTTGAAAAGCTAAAGGTATTTTCTCCGGATCTTCATTTTGATGATCTTACGACTGAATTCATTTGTGATTTTTATGCGCACTTAAGAAAGAAGGTTAAAAACAACGAGAATACAGCTTATAAAAATATGTCAGTGGTGCGTAAATATGTGCGTGCTGCAGTTAAAGCGGGATATATAGATGAGAATCCATTTGATGACTTCTCTATCATTAGGACGAAGCCGAATTATATTTATTTGGAAGAAGAAGAACTGCAGTTGATCATTGAAGAATATAAAAAAGGATTACTGGATCCAAATAGATATAAAACGCTTCAGGTATTTTTATTCATGTGTTTTGGGAGTCAGCATATTGGAGATGCTAAGAAAATGAAGCTGGAGCAATTTAATGAAACCTCATTTACATATTATAGGCTAAAATTGAGGAATAAGAAGCCAGAACTGGTGACAGTTCCTTTATCGGATGCAATGAAAGGTATCCTTAAAGATATAGTGGGAAATAGAAAGCAAGGACTTATTTTTGATAGTTTGCCGGCTGATCAGACAATGAATAAGTATCTGAAGGAAATTGCAACGATGGCCAATGTAAATAAACAGATCTCACATAAAACGGGTCGACATACCTTTGCTACTTTTTACCTAGATAAAACAACGGATCTAAACTCATTAAAAGACATCATGGGGCACTCTGACATAAGAGAGACGCTAATGTATGCACATGTATTGGAAAAATCTAAGCAGAGAGGTATTAGTTGTTTCGATAGTTTCAATATGTAACAAAAAGCCCCATAAAATAAATTATAGGGCTTGTTTTGGGTGGCATATACTTTATACGCAGGTTTGGTGAAACTATTGTTTTCTCAATAAATAGATTGGTGTTGCCGTGATTAATATTCCGCCCACGAACCACAGATATTTTTCGTTTCTTCTTATCCAGGTGTTCTGCTTCTCAACTTCTTTTTTATAGTCGACGAATTGATTATTTAAATCAGTATATCTTCTATTAGAGATTTGCTGTAAACTATCAGCAATAATTTTCCTTTCTGAGGATCCTAAAATAACTATGTTAGAAACTCTATTAGCAGCCTTGGAAATAGCCACAATTGAATCAGCAAAATGTTTTATTGAATCACATTCAGTAAATTTTTTGCTTTCAAGTCTATATTGCTTTACTTGAGTAGCAACAGCTGTGTCGAAAGGGCACGCTTGACCTTTAACCATTAATGAGTATTGTGAGCTAATACTTTGGGCGATTAAGAATAATACTGCTATAATTAGCAGCAGTCTTTTTATAGTTTTCATAGATAACTGATTGTTGTTTATAAATTATTTTGAGACTGTCAGTATATTGCTTAATAAGAAATACAAGCGTAGAATCTCGCTGTTTAAGTTCTAATTCCTGCAAAGAATCTTGTACTTGTCTACGAATTATTCCTTGTTTATTAATAGCATCAGTTAACTTAACTGTTAATTGATCAACCTTCGAGTTGAAGATGCTCGATTTAAAAGCAAAGAAGATTACGGCCAATACTAATGCAATAATCAAAATTGATTTGATATTGCTGATTGTTTTTTGAAATAATTCTTTTAGATCCATCGACTAACAGTATATATTTGATGTTTAAGTCTTCGTTTTTTGTAAACTCCGTCACCGTCTCTTGACTTTTCACTCCCTACAGCTCCGGCCCTACTTGTATTTGCTTCAACTGTAATTACTGTTTCGCAGCCATAAGCTGGCCATGAGTGAATAAAAAATGTATGAGCTATCCTTCCATGTGCTGGAAAATACATTCCTCCAACATCTCCAGAAAGCGGCACCGACTTAGTAAATTTATTTACTTTATAAATTAATTTATTCGCAGGAAACCAATTAGGAGAATAACCGCTAGTTATAGCGGTTATTCCTGCCTGTTTAAAACTCCAACAGACAAATGCTGCACAATATGGCTGTCCTTTTTTAAGGTGGCAACTAGCCAAATAGGCTTCAACTTGCTTGCCATCATTATGACCGGTTAATTCCCGAACGCCAATTTCTGCCAAATAGATAGATGATAACTTGTTTCTTATCTGCTCGCTATCAGAGTATGCGAAAGTAGAATAAGTGCATAAAGCAATGCAAAGAATATACCGTAAGAAATTATTAATTTTTGCCATGGTATTAAATTTGTAAATTCTGTTTTAAAATCTGTCTTTAAATGCTTAGTTACAGTACCAAACACTATTCTCATCAATAGCCAGGCTATTGCTACAAAAATAAATAGTTGGATGATGGCAAAAATAGGAACTTGAAACACACCGGAATCAAAAACTCCGGAAGAAGGATCTATCCAGCGCAATAAATTACAACTAGCAATCCAAATGACTAATCCTGCAGGAATAGTTAAAAACTCTGGATATTTTTTGAAAAAGACTGTTATGACAGCCCAAATTCTTAATAGAAAATTTTTCATGATATTTATTTATTAGTAGAAACTCTTTTTTTGTATGTTCTTTTATTTTTAAGAGCTTCAATGTTATCTAACCTAAGATCGATTGCTTTATGCACCTCTTTACATAGTTCTTTTTTGCCTATATCTTCTTTTTCTTTGCCCTCAAAAAGGATAAATAATCGATTGATAGCCTTTGTATTTTGGGAGATAATAATAAATCCCCATCCAGCAATCAAAACGAGTAGCGTAAAACATCCACCGGCTAAAACTTGTGTTAGATTCATAATAAAAAGGATAAGGCTGCCTATAAATTAGGCAGCCGGTTAATATTATTTTTTGTCTGATATCGGGTCGGCATTAAGAGCTTCTACCATCGCTATGAATGGAGCACGGATGCTCACTACTTGATTAATAAAAGATGCTTCAACAAGAGCGTATTCTTCATCCTCCAAACTAATGGGTGCATTTGAGGTAATACCCGTGTTTATTTTTTGTAAGGTGGAATACGCTATTTTAACTTGGTCGTCTGTAATTTGCTTTCCTCTTTGTCCTTCGATAGCAGAAAAAGCAATAGTGGCCATTGTGGCAACTGTGGACTCTTGAGACGCTGTTGTTTGTGTTCCTGGAGCAATTCTTCTTTGAAGTTGTGCAACGCTAACTGGTTTTCCAGCTACATTTGTGATGTTGATGTTTAAATTTAATTTTTTCATTTTGTTTGTTTTTTAATATTAATAATTATTGAAAATATTTATTTGATTAAAGACCTAACCAAGCCTTAAATTCAGCTGGTGTTTTCCAAATAGAATTACCTAGGCTATCTATTGTTAAACTTTTATTTTTATAAGTATCAGACAATTGTACTAAATTGAATTCTTTCGAAGAAACAAAGCCATTATTAGCTAATAATTCGTAATATACGCTTACGCCAGCATTTGGGTCTACAGTCATTACATTTTGTAGACTATTAGCATCATTAATCTTAAATACGCCACTAGCACCGTCTATTTGCAAGACAGGCATTCCGCTTATTTGATATGGATTATATACTGAAACTCCCATATACCCAAAAGCATCAGTACCACATACAAAAGCATCACTACCGTATATCTGTAATTTTGTAGCATGCTCTTCGGCCGAAAATGCTCCGACACCATTCATATTATTTATATATAGCCCGTCATTAATGCCTAGTATGATGTCTGTCGAATCATGCACGAGAGCAAATCGGTCGTTATATACGTTTAAACAATCGCCTCCCTCGGGAGTTAGAATTTTATTAAAGCTTTGACTATTGTCGTCTCTGTTATTAAATAAATAAACGCAACTACCATACTGTGTTTCAAGGCTAATCTCGTCAGATATGCTCAAGTTAGTTATCCTTAATCCATCATTAAATCCGTTGTTATTGATAGTTACTTCATCATTTGTTATAGTTATTCCTTCATGTCCGGCAGGCGAAAAGAACTGATTATTTTCAGTTGAACTTGACAGAATATCCGCCAGTCCAACTCTTGTGAGTGTGAGGTTGGAATTAGGACCTGAGTGGTCAGAATATGCTGTTAAAATACTATCTCCATACGCTCCTTGTAGAGAAAAGCTAGTATCATTAAGGAATATAATATCAGTACCAGTAAATCCATCACCTAAGTGGAATTGAGTAGGTGAAGAATTAATTATAGTATAGCTATTATTATTAATATTTAATCCAGACAGACCAGTCGCATAGTCAATTCCAACACTTAAAACAGTGCTTCCAAATTCGTCACAAATCCAAAGGTAATCGTCCTCAGCTCCAATAAAATCTCCTGCATTATTATTTCTAAAATAGTTCCCTCCATTACCAATTTCTATTATTCCGTTACCAACCGGATCATTAATATATAAACCGTTTGCATTAGCTTCAATAGCTATTTGAGTGCCTGCTGATGGCTCATACATAAATTTAGAAGCGCCGCTTTCCGCACGAATAACTTCATATCCTTCAGGACTTTGAAAAACATTTCCAGTTCCTGTAAGACAGATCTGATTATTTAAAAGCGATATGCTCTTATCTCCAGCTACATTTTCATAAATTGAAATTGCATCGGCAGCACTTGGAAAGTTTATAAAAAATCCTTGGGCGATGGCTTCTGCTGCTATATGACCATTAGGGTAGTGTATATATGTCCCTGTTGCCAGAGCCTGAGTTGCTATATTACCATTCGGATAATTTGTTTTATTAACAACTATATCTGCTAAATTTTGTTTTGTAGCAACATCTTCTGCTGCTATACCTGTATCTTCTAATACTCCATCTTCGGAACGCATAGGTATATTACCGACAGTAATATGATTAAGATCGAGTAATTCTGCTACATTTAGATCAGCAGGTAAAGTAGAGCTTTTAAATTTTCCATCCTGAATGTAAATTAATTTACCGCTTTCTAATGCAGCATCTATAATAGAGGCTTTAATTGATTTTTTATTTCCTGCTATAATTTGATACCCATGCAAAAATAGATTTTTTAAATCACCTATATAAGGATCAAACTCACTGACTTTTTTAGCTATTGGATCTGGCATATTCTTATTTTTTTAAATTAAAAAATTATCTTCTGAAATAATAAACGACTCGTCTTCCGACTCTAATACTTCTGTCTGTTCATTGATTTCATTTAGAGCTGTATAATTTGAATCATCTTCCGTGAATTCTACTAAAAGAGTGACAAATTCCGGAGCGGTGGATTTTAAGGCTTGTGAGAAATCGCTTGAGGTAACCATACATTTACGCTCAAATTCACCATCATCGAAATAGATCTCATCAGATATGAGTATGTCTTTAATGAAAGACAGATTTAATGAGCCTTTGTATCCGCTGCTTACTTCTATTTTATCCGTAACCGATACGCGGTTTCTTGATTTGCGAAACATGAAATATTCATCTGAAAACTCGTTAAAGGAATCGTTATCGGCAAAAGTGGGTTTACTTGTAGCCTTACCGGTTACCAATAGGTTCTCAAAAACTCCAAGTGAATTGCGAAAACGAAGGGTATATTTTTCTTCGAAAAAGCAGTCTTGAATATTTATTTTTATTAGCTTAATTGAGGATACGCATATATATATAGTAGTAAGACTATCCCCATCCGGCCATGAAGCCAGAATAGACGGTATGTCAATTATGGAAGGAACGCCAAGTATACTAGCCGGAAGATCATAGGAATTATCTCCGCCCACTATAGAAATTGCATTATTTCCAGGATATAAAAAATAAACAGGAGCAAGTTCTTCTCTAAATAAAGACATAACTGGTGACGCTGTACGAGTAGTGAATAAAAAGTTAGCCAGCTGATTTAAAAAACGAGATAGAAAAGGATTTGTATCCCGATCTACGAGCCACATGAGGTATTGTTTTGAAATACCACCACAAACAGCGTATCCTGAGTATGAATGTAGAACAGTACCGCCGATGCTAAATATGGCATCATACTTAATTTTCATATCATTAGCCAAGCCGGTAGACGTGAAGTAGGATTTTAATATGTCCGAGATCTCAAATTCAGTAAGATGAGTAGTATAAACAGGATAAGCCGATAAAGAAAAGGTATCTAATAAAGCATAGGATTCTTCTTTTGTTGGAATATTTAGATAAAATGGTTTATTATCATATACGCGAGGCCTTGCATTATAAAAATCCTCATTATAGACATATTGGAATGGGTCGGACTCAGCTAACAACTGGTATGTGCTTCCATTGAGTTCTTCTAATTTTACCGTTATTAGACAATTTTGTTGAGGAATCCACGGTATCCCGGTAAGTACTCCGCCTATAGATACATAGTCTTGTGGATCAATATGTACTCTCCAATTGTTATCCCCTTGGTCAAAAGCACCCATGGTTAAGGATAAAACATCTATATGATTTCCGTAATCCATAGTTATGGTCATCCTATAATTTGGTGGCCAACCAATATCTTCCGGAATAAAATTAGGGTCGTGGATATCAAAAGTAATGTTATCAGCAACACTAAAACACATGGAGATAGTGATTCCTTCCTTATTATTATGCCATGGTATATTGACAAGTTTATTTGCAGATCCGGTCATTAAAGAAGAATGATAGGCATCAATTACTGATATGCTATATGCATTAATCAATAAATCAACCTTACTATTACTTTCTGCATTTAATTTGAAAGCAATAGGATTATTTACGAATGAATACAAATATGGGTTTTGAAGGACTAGCATCGGCTTTATTTATACTGCAATTTTACTTTGTTTTTTATTGAGGTAAAAGGACAAGTTAATCTTCGTAAATTTTGAGTGTCCGGAACTTAGTATCTATTATTTTTACGCCATCATCTGATAGTTCATATTTGAGTTCTTCAGGTAAAAGAGGTTGTCCATCAATAAGAAGCGGTTCTACCATTTGAAACTCATTAAGAACCTTTTCTGATAAATTCAACCCGATGCTAACCGGTTGCCAAGATTTATGTAAAATGTCATCAAATCCTTTCCAGAAGAAATTATAAAGCCCATCTATTCCGTGAAAAGCTAAACTAAAATCGTTCATTTTATTACCTAAATTATCATAAGCATGTGTAGTCGCCCATACTGACCATGATTCGTTTGTATAGGATATATAATTTATATTTTTCGTATTAGGATCATCATTACAAAAGGATCCACTAAAAAAACAAAACATAATAGGGTTATTTGCTTTGTCAGCCACAGTCGTTGAATCATCATCTGATTTTATATAATCATTAAGCATAAGTGTACTTCCTACATAAGGAAGTAATAATAAATTAGGGCATTCAATAGTATCAGGACCATCACCATTTAAGCGTATTTTTTTGCCAAGAGACGCAAGAACCATTTGCAAAGCACTTCGGTCACAAGTAAGTTCATAAGCTTCATAATTATCCTCTTCCAAATAATAATCAAAAATATCGGCCGAAATTTGAGTTAACACTTTAGACCTATTATCGGTAGCTTCTGATAATTTCCAATAACCACAAAGATTATTTCCAAAATAAATTCCGTAAGCATCTGTTAATTCGGAAGTCCTGGTGTAAACATTAAAATAATTTTTGAAAGTTATATTAGGATAGCTAAGTCTAAATTTTTGATAACTATCAAAAGATGATGATATTGCCTCTAAATCATGATTACAAGTAAGTTTAAGTGTTTTATAATTTTCAAAGGTCGGATAAAAAGAAGATGTTTTATATTTTGTAAAATCCCATTTCTCTGGAATAGAGGATATTGTATCAAGAATTTCTTTGTAAAAAGTAGCCTTTACCGTTTTATTTTCATGATTAAAGGAAAAAACACAGCCAAATGAGTGCATAAAAGCAGTTATAAAAGAAGATGCGGTACAGGATGGTACTAGTTGAGAATATACAACATTACCATTCATTATAGAATCCTGTATATTATTTAAAACAACTAAATTATCAAATGAACTAGATATAGAATGAATAGAACTCCAATCTAGCGTATATCCAAAATAATTGAAGATTGTTTTTAATACATAAGGAAGTTTTAGAAATGGAGTTACATTAAATCCTACCGGCCAAGATATTGTTTTACCATCTTTATCTACATGAGTTCTACTATTACGAGACAAAAGCGGTCTATAGGCTTTATAATTAATCATTGACACTTCTTCTACAGAAACATCATTTAAAACTTGAGCAGTAAAATTGCTTCTATAAGTAACCGAATTATCAACATATGTACATACAGGGAAACAGGTGATCTCTTCATCAGTTACACCTGAAACACTAGATATCATTAACATTTCTAAATAATTAACCCATTGATCACGCTTTGATGCATTTGAGCCTGAAAAATCAGTGCGTATAATATTTTGAAAAATAGTTTGTAAAGTAATATTTTGAGATTTTGAGTAAAACTCGCTTTCGTTTATAAGTAATAGACAAGTTATAGAATCAGGCGGACCTTCCTTGATTTGTAAAGTCGCTGTTTTTTGATATGAACCACAAAAAATAATGACATCTTTCTTCAGGTCTAGAATAGATTGACGGTCTGTTCTATGAGGAAAATTAAGTAGTTTTAAATTAATAGGAGTTCTAGGTAATGAAAGATCAAGAGACATGGATCCTTGATCAGTTAGAAAAGGATTTGTTAGATCTATACTTATTTTTGTACCAGGACGTAAATCAAAAGCGGTACCAGATGTTCTGTCTATTACTTTTAACATAATTATTTTCTTTTAGCAAATTCGCGAGAGCTAGTCACTCTATTTTTTACATCCTCAAACTCATAATAATTGACAGAGGATTTCAATTCTAATTTTTCTAGGCGAGTAATAGCGTTTTCGAATCTAGATACGGAATCATTGTTGACAGGAATAGATGAATTACTATGAAAACCTGCATCAGCAAATCCAGGTAATGGATTGCTACTTGTACGCTGACGGCGAACTGATTCAATAGCACGCACGTGAGCAACTACATCTGGTCGGCGCATTTCTTCCTGAGCAACAAAATATTCACCTTTATGCCAAGGCTGTCCATCAGGTAAATAGCCGGCTACTTCATATTTACCCCCGTCACCTGTATATCCGCCATCAAAATACCCTTTGTTAGTAGTTGAATTAACTATAGTTCCAGCAGTTCCTGAGGATGAAGATGGAGCTTCTAGAGTCATAGATTTAACCTGTTCTCGCTGTGCATTGGCAGCTGCTATTTGAGCGGCAGCAGTAACGGTTAGCAATCCAGTTAATATTCCGGCAGCGATAGGACCGGCTATAGGACCAAGTTTTACAGATGAAGCCCAAGCCTCCATAATACCTAAAGCAGAAGCTGCCGTAATTTGAGCTACTTGCATGGCAAAGGCAGCATCGGCATATTTCTTTTGAACATCTAGTTCTTTTACTTTTGCTTCATAATCAAGTTGTTCTTTTTGTTTATTATAATCATCTTGAGATATTAATCCTTTATTATATTTATCAGTAAGCACAGAAACTTGTTTAGTTGATTCAGCTTCTATACTAGCTGTTTCTGCTTGTTGAAGAGCTTGAACGGCATTAGTTCCAGCAGATGTAAATTTCTCTGCTTCCTGAACTGCTTTTTGAGCGTAATCAAGTTTTAATTTAAGCTTCGCTTTTTCATAATCTTCTTCAGAGATTGCCTTAGTTCTAAGCTGCTCATTAAGTGCATCTAACTCGCTATTATAGAGGTTACCCATGGATGCAAGTCCATATTGTTGACGAACTTTTAATCTTTGATCTTCGTATTTTTTATCTAAAGCGGTGACGGCTACTTGATAGGCTTCGTCAGAGAGTAATTTTTCACCATTTTCATTAGGATTCATGGTGTTATTCATTTCTGTAAGTATTTTTAACTCATCAGCCTTTTGTTCATCAAGCGTTTGTGTCTTATATTTTTTATCAAGAGATGCTTGTTCTTTATCAAATTTGTCTTGTGCAGCTGCTATATCTTTTTGATTGGCTTTAGTTGCATCAACTACGGCGTCACCACTCTTTTTAATAGCATCGACACGAATATCTGCATTCTTAAATTCCTGTGCTGCTACATTATCTCCATAGGCAGTTACAACAGCTAAACGAGCCGTAGAAGCATCCGACTCTACTTGTGCAGCTCTTACGGCGTAGGTAGAAGGATCAAGATTTTGATCTTCTAATGATTTGAGTTGAGTTTCGCGAGCTGATTCTATTATAGCCAACTGTTTATCTCGAGCATCTAAGTATCCTTTAAGCATCTCTTTATCCTGGTCTTGATGCAGTTTTATTTCATCGGCAGACAATTGATTTTGAAGATCGAGTATTTGGTTTTTTTCCAGGCCTCTGATTTTAAGTTTACGATTTACGCTATCTATCGTGGCTTGTTCAGCTTTTGTATTATATTGTTCTTCCGTAATCAATCCATCGGCTTGTTGTTTCTTTAGCTTATTGAGTTCTGTTTTAAGGGCTTCATCTTCAGCTTTGAGTTTATCTTGTATAGCTTTTTTAGCAGCAGCTAGTGCAGCGTCCTGAGCTGCTTGTTCCATGGCATGATAAATACGCTCATCTCTTTTTCTTCCATCAAAATGTTGTTGTTCGGCTTCAGATAAATCAGAAAAATAAGATCTAAATTGCTTTTTTCCTTCTTCGCCCATATTTCCCCATTTATCAAGCTTAGACGTCACATCATTTACAGAATTAGTTAATGCAATTCGCTCCTTAAATGTCAATTCTTGTCCAGATCTAACTTTATCCATAGTCTGATCGATCACATTCATTATTTGAGGATTATCTCGTCGAAGTTGATCTACAAAATTTTTATGTTCTTTACTAAAAGTGGCAAAACTTTCTGTAATAGTTTTAACTCTAGTACCATACACGCGATCACCCAGATCAAACATTTCTTTAAAAGCTGATTCTCTATCAGTTAATGTTTTAGTAACATCTTGAGAAACTTCTCGAAGTTCAGCGATTCGAGCATTCGCCACTTTTGTTAAATCCTCTCGTCTAGCAATGGCCTTGTTTAATTTTTCTTCCATTTCGGCAGATTCCCCTGCGTATCTTGCATTCTCTCCCCATTGATCGCTTAATTGTTTTGCGGCAGCGATATTTTCTTTATACCCTTCTGTATCTCCTTTAGCTAAGTCATATAATCCAGCCATTGCTAATGTGACTCCCCTGGTAAAACTATCAGAAAGTGAATGCATTGATTTTAGAGCTGCGTTATATCTAACCGTTGCTTCTTCGCTACCTTCCACGGCTGTTTTGATAAGGTAAAAAGCAGCTGCTATACCGGCAAGCAATAATCCATAAGGTGATTTAAATATAGCTGATAAAGCATCACTAAAACCGATGACGGTTTGCGCAGCAGACCCTACAGGATTATGCATCTCGGCAAATTGAGCCAGGAGTCCTTTGTTGAAGTCTTTGACTTCACCCATCCGAGAATTAACAGCCGAGAGTTGTTTGTCTAGGTTTTTATAGGCATCGGGAGAGGCTGAGATGGAAGTCTTCGCCATTTGTTTCTCCAAGTCAGCAGCGCGTTGCTTGAGCTGAGTCATAGTCATGTCTTGAATATTCATAGACTTGACCACTGTATCTATTGTTTGCTTATGCTTAGCAATAGCAACTGTATTGCTCTCAATTTTCTTTTGATAATCGGCTACTTCATTTTTTGCAGATTCGAAAGTGGCTTTAGCTTCCTTGTAGGCTACTGAGTTAGTTTGGAAAACTTTCTCCAACTTTGTCATAGCTGCTTGAGCATCGTTCATCTGCTTGGATGCTTCCTTCATCTCGGATGCTAAGTTCTTATTATCAATAGTCAAACTCTTGATTTGAGAAGATACCTTGACTAGTTCTCCCTGGATACCTTCAGCATCCAGATCAAGAATCCACTTTATATGGTCGTCGGTTAATTTGGCTGACATAGATTATTTTTTAGAAAATTGATTAAATGCTGTTTGCAATGCTTCTCCAACATTATCGCGGATAGCTTCTCCATATCGGTAAGAAATATCCGGTAAGGCATTATGATATAGAATACCCCATACCTGACGGTTATAGATATGGCGGTTGCCTAGTTTTTTCATATCTAAGAAACGCAGATAGGTGACAATATTGGAAGTGACTATGAATCCTCCGGGCTTTGATTGAATCATGTAATCGGGAGATTGGAGCGAGCGAAGCAGCTCACCGGAACGACGGCCTATTTTTTCTCGTCGTCCTTTTTTAGCAGTAAGAGACTGGCCGGATAGATAAAGATTTTTCTCAGCAATAGTGAGCTGTACATTGGCGATATTTTTAAGGTCTCGCTCAAGGATCTGGACGACAAATTCGGTCTTGGTGATATCGGCAGTAATCATCTTTGCTAATTTATGATACAAATAAAATGATTGCGGAGGAGGAAAGAAAGGACAGTTTTAAGTTAATAGTTAAAAGTTAAAAGTTGATAATGAAGAATGAATAATTAAGAATGAGGAATAAATAAAAAAACCCCGAATTACATTTAGTAACTCGGGGTTTATCTATTTTGATAAAGAAGGAATTTTAAAAGCATAAGTTAAGAATGTACCCATTCAATTAACTGTTTAATGAATTCAGATAATTCGCCTTTTTGGATAATTAATTGATCACAATCAAGCTTATAAGTCTTAAAATTATCAAACCATGCCCCTCTAATTGAACTTCCATATTCTAATTTCCCAATTAGAAAAGGCATATTAACCATAGTTAAATAATTAATATATTTTTCTTTATCTTCCTGGTATTCAAACGTTGTTCTATTTAAAATACATTCAAGAACTTCAATCATTTTTTCGGAAAATAACACATCCATTGTTCCATCATAAGTATTAAAATCAAAAATAGCTACTCCTAAAAACTCCATTTTTGATTCAGGAGGACACTCTCTGTCTTGCTCCAATTTATAAAGTTCATCAAGTTCTTTTTTAAAATTGTTCATTATTGATCAATTAAAAAATGAATAGGTAAATTATAAGAGTGATGATTGTCAATAATAGTAATAAGGCTCCGTAATACATTATCTTACCAAATAGAGTATTCCAGGATGTGGATCCGGAAGGAGTGAACCAGGAATGCTTTTCTCTAAGAACCCGATCTACTCGTGCAAAATTCGGAAGAATTAAGCTTTTACCATGTATTGCTACGAATGATACGCAGGATACTAGGACGATTAGGAAGAAGAATAGGACTATCATGGTCATATAAGTTAAGTAATTACTAAACTCTTTATTACAAATATACTGAATTACTCGTCAGAGGATTCACCTATACCGAAATTTTTCTTAATGGCGGCATTGATGGCTTGAGTGCGGCGTTCGGATTGGAGGTTTTTGTAGCCATCACGTTTGCCATCTATGGCGTTATCCATAAGTGCGGATTGCAAACCGGCTTCTCCGGATGCCCAACCTTCAGCGTAGGCTCTGAATTCCTTAGAACCTTCATCTTCTAATGCTCCACGGTAATGAGGTAAATCACCATCGCTGACTAGCTGACTGAGCATTAACATAGTTTTTTTTATAGATAGCTGGGCATAACCGCAATCGTATAATAACTCGAGCGGTGTTTTTTCTATTGTTTCTTTTTTACTCATGAATTTCCTCCTTCCTGCAAAGATATACTAATTATTTGACCGGATTCGGTCGTAAGTTGAAGATTTATTCCTTTGGAGGAGTCGGATACGGTAGCGAAGTTTTTATCGCCAATACATTTATTAATAACTGAAAACACTGTTTTGAGTGTTTTGGAAACGGCGGCTCTGTTTACTTGGCCGCGATGAATTGTTGGTGAATTTTTCATGATTATGATGGTTTCGCTTTGTGTAGTCAAAATGGGGCGACCACACTTTCCCCTTAGTCGCGAAACCATCATAGAAGCCGAAGCTCAAATGAACCGGGAAAAGGGGTCGCCTTTTCTTTTATGTAAAAATATTTTATGTAGGGGCTAAAAATAAAAAAAAGCCCTGAGAATTGGGAGGATTATCCGCTTCTATAATGATTTCGCTATACAAAAATAGTAATTATTTTTGTAATAAAAATAAAAACATATATTTTTTATTATTGTCCATATAAGTGTTGATTTATATTAAAGTCTTTATCGAGAAAAATCCAAATATTTTCGGTTACTACTCCGCCAAAGCCATTTGTACCTCTATATGTATTATTGATACCAAAACCAACGAACTTTTTCTTATATATTTTTCCTTCCTTTTTATACTTTTCCGATAAGTTATCGATTTTCTTTTGGTAAAAATCAATACTATCTTTAATTTGCTTTTTAGTATAGTGATTGTCAAAACTAAGTCTAAAATCATCTGACCTCTGGCTCAGAGAAGAAATACTATCTTGAATTGTTTCACCTTCTTTTGAAAATTCAAAATCCTGATATATAGAATCTAATTTTGTAAACGAAACGGATTCATAAGAATCTGGATTTTTCATTTGTGATTTAACATATTCTTTAGCTAGCTTTTCTGCTTTTTGCTGAGGAGTAAGCGCACATCCTGTAATCAATATTGATAATAGGATGAAGGTTAGTCTTTTTTTCATATTACCAATTATCATTAGCTGCTTTAGACGAAGCATATTTTAAGGATCCTAACTGTAAAAATATTTTATCAGATTCATCTTTACAAAGCTGCTGTATTTCTTTCCATATTTTATTATTATATGATTTATATAGTCCTCCACCCAATGGATTTTCTTCTGCCGAAGTAACTATTCCCATACGAGAATTAAAGGCGCAATCTGTTCGGTTAATTTCATGAGTAAAACCAAACAATTCAACTTTAAATCTACTATCCTTAATTTGAAATTTCATCTTATAATCAACAGAACCACCATAACATTGATAATATCCAGTTTTAATATAAGGAGTTGATACCGGTATTATAATATATCCAGCTTCTTTATCAGATAGTTGTATATTATTATTTATTCCATGATAATTAGTTCCAATCCACATCATTAATGTAGAATAGATTACTTCCTTTTTGACACTATCTACTTGAATTACCTTTGAATAAGTGAGAGGCTCTTGTGCCATCGCAAGCGTAGCGCAAAGTAGTAGGGTGATGGTGAGTAGTTTTTTCATAATGATGGATATTGGTTAATAGATATGATGTACAAATATATATAAAAGTTTGTAAACGAAATATAGACAAATACAAAAACCGTTTCTGCATTCTAGCAGAAACGGTTTAAGGCATTCATATATATAACAACGAAAAGAAGCTAACAGGAAAGAATACGGTGAATCATTTGTTCCAAGCCACCAGCTCTGGAAGGAGAAAGATGAGAGAGAAGACCGGAAACTATATGAAAGTTTATATCTGCAGGGATTAATTCTTCACGCGGAACACCGGTGAAAATATCAAGACAAGCAGCTGCTAAGCCTAGTGGTATCAAAGCGTTGCTTGCGGCATAGATCTGAATGCCTTCATCGTCGCAGGAGCAAGCGAAATAAGTTTTACTTTGACAACCTTCGAGGAGGAGTTCCGGAACGCGAAGATGAGCAGGATATTCAGGCATGGCTTGAGCTAAGTCAATTAAATAGGTGAACTTATCATTCCACTCGGTAAGATCGGCCAAGTTAGCAATGAATGCTTGTTGTCGTTCTTGCAATAGGCTCATTATCTTGATTTTTTATTATTAAACTGAGCGGACCAACCAGCACGATCAAAGAAAGTTTTACGATCTACCGGGATGATATCTACCGGAAATTGAACCAAGCTGCTTTCTCCACATGAATCAAGTTCAGTCTGATCAGCTTGCATCTGATCTAAGATCTGAATAAGCAGATTGAGGCAATTATTGATAATTAATGCCTCATTGAGATTATCGTTGTTGGTAAACTCGCAAGATTCTACGATGGTAACGGATAAGTTTTCTTCTACGCCTTCGGAGGAATTATTTGGATCCAAACTTGTTTTGCCATATTCAACGAATAGGACTACTCCGGTAGAATTCTTGATTCGATCGGATACGCGATCGATATCTGCAGATACGACAAAGGTTCCAATATCCGGGAGAACAAAAGTATCCGGCTGCGCTAATACCTCCGTTTTAAATTCATCATAGCCAGGCTTAGGCTTAGCAGGTTTTTTAAAGCTAGGCGTTAATGTTTTTTTAGGTACAAACTTAGAGAAGTACTTATACAGCTCTAGAATATAGTCCGGATTGTTCATATTAGATAAGTCGATTAATGTCGGTAATTGATAGGCCTGTTTTGTCAGATAGTTTGTCTATTTCCATCCCGGAAGAGATGGCAGCTAATAAGTTATCCTTAAGTGATTTAACTTGAGCATTGAAGAACTCGATCACATTCATATCATCGGATTGTGCGTAGCCTTCTTTCTTCAGATAGAGCATCGTTTCACTCATTCCGAGCGAGATCTTATCATCATCGTCCTCGTCTGAAGCTTTTTTAGTACGATTATATAAGATGCTATAATCAGGATGATTACGAAAAAAGTATGCTATACTTTGAAACCAGCACATGACACCAAAACGAACTCCAAAACTAAGCATACAAGCTTCTTTCATCTCAATACGAAGTAGGATAGAAGCTATTTTGCTGGTACAATGATCGCGAACTTCACCAGCTTCATGTTTATCGGCTTCCATCATTAGATCAAGGCAGTCGGAAAATTCTTTGGCCGTGATGTCCGTTTCGACAGTTATATTACGTGTAAAAAAAGACGAGTATTCGAAAGAAGAGCGAAACGGATTATCCGGGAAGGCTTGATCCGGAATAATTTTATTATCCTCGACGGTAAAAAGCAGGTCGATTTGTTCTGACAGTTTTACCAGGTTAAATTGGATGTTATCTTCACGAACGGCTTTTAACTCCATATATTCCTCATATTTCTGTCTTCTAAATAAGAATAAAAACAGCTCGTGTATTTGTCTTGTTTTAGCCGGCTTATAACCGGTGAGATAAATAAGCAGAATAGCTTTGAATTGCAAGGGTGTAATAGAGCCTGCAAATAATTGGAATAGCAAGGAGAATGCATATTCTCGTTGCTTTAAGGTAAGCTCATCCATAGATGTTGGAAGCTCTAGTGTGCCTTTATTTAATTGGAATGTCTTCATGATACTAGTCCAAATTTATCGTCCTTAGAAGCTGCTTTCGACTTATATACTTCGGAAGAAACATTTAGTACCGGAGTTTTAGCTTGAGCAGCTACTAACTCATTATCGAAAGATGACCAATAACCATCTGCACGGGTTTGGAATTGTGCCGATATCTTCTCTTTTATGTTCAGATCTGATTGTGCTGCATGATCCTTACTCATTTCGGTATTGATATCCAAACGCACAGATTCGGGTAAGGAATAGTAAGGCAAGCGCAAACAAGCACGAGCCATTACTTCATAACAGACAGCTCTGGATAGCTTGTCAGTTTTATCAGGTTCTTTGACTCTGCTTTGGACACATTCTGTCCAAACTTCGCGAATAAGCCACATGGCAGACATAAAGAAGTACTCATCTGAAACACCAACGAACTTGGCAAAATCGGCTACTTTAACCGGGATAGAATTATACTGCTTGCGTTGATCTGAATCTTTCCAATCTGTGAAACTATCAGCATTATCATTGAGAAACTTAATAAGATTATTCATCCAAAACCAAGCATCACAAATAAGCTTGTTACTAAGCTTTACCTCTTGATATTTGAAGATGGTAGTTTCGTCGTTGTTTTTCTTTACAGTGATCCCGTCGTTACCAATTTTCGCAATCAGGTATATAATATTCTGATAGAGCGTAAAATGGAGCATTGCACGCTGTAAATAATCCTTTGCGGATGCGTTTAATCCATCGGCTTGTTCGGTGGTAATAGCAATCACGATAGGAGGACCCGCTACAGCTTCGTGTGAAGTGACAGCTGTACCATCACATATTTTGTCATATAGAGCCTGACCTATTAATGTAGAAACTTCTACACCAACTTTGATGAGTGTACTTTCTAGATTTTCAAATTCAAGCGTAAGATTTCCTCCGGAGAACTTTGGTTTCATTTCGTCAGAGAAACTGTCGCTTTTGAATGGTATTTTTAGAGCCATGGCTATTATTTTTTTATGGGGTCAGCTGTCGATGTATTATCCGGTCTATTTTGTGGGGACGTTTCCTGTAACTTAGCCGGGATATCAATCCAGAAACCAAGCTTAATTCCTTCAGCTTTAGCATGAGGAAAATTGAGCTGTATAGCACGGTTTATTTCCTTGGTAATGAAATACTCATCCATAGTCAGCGAAGCCACATAGATGAGGTAATTGTAATATACATCGGCTCCGGACTTGGATATAACTCCATCATTTTCCACATTGGTAATCGAAGAGGAAATTCCTTTGCCGGCAAGGATCATTTGATCGGCTCGTTTATCCAGGTTAAGAACCGCATCGAAATATTCTTTAAACTTGCTAGGAAATTCTTCAAACTTCCAACCCTCTTCACCGTACTTAAGCGTGGCGTACATTTTGCCTTGGTTTTCACCTTCACCACTCATTAATTTGGTTATTTTCTTAAGTTCTTCAGCGACTAGATCGTTCATCATGGACTCAAAGAAACGATAGGGTTTACCAGTCGAATCGACTAAACATACACCTCTATATTCCTTTTGAATAGGTGTGTTTTCATCACCAATGATGTTGTTATTACAAATATCAGTGAGTACTTGCTTTTGTGCTGCATACCAGGTACCAGGTATCGTTACATGGACATGCGCATTTAAAGCGTTCTTGAGGTATGAATTAAGATATTTAGGGGTTAAGTTACCTGCCTTAATCCATTCTTTTAGACCTTTGAACCACTCTGTATAGGAGTATACCCATTTAGTGAAAGTTTTATCGATATTGAAGGCAATCGCCTCCGGATATTTGAAAGGAGTTCTAGGATCAAATCTATTATAGACCTTAAAGCCCATGCCTAGATTCAGCCAGTCGCCAACTAATACGAAGTTACAGTCCTCCGATTTAACGCGTTTATTGTAAAAATCTCCATTGGCAGCCAAACGAGCTTCGTCGCTACCTACATAAGATAATGCTTCTATGCTTCCAGGTTTAGCGAGACGAGCCCCTTTATTTAAATGGTATTGAGAGCAAACAGTTTCGACATGATATAAATCGTCGGTAAGACACTTGAGGTACTCCCAATAGTGAGGATAACCTTTTTCTTCCCAGGAATCTAACCAGGATTGAATAATATCATCTTGAACTGGAACACGCACCCGATGTTCATTCTCTTTTTCTCCTTGAATAGTTTCCTTATATAGACGAGGACCTTTGCCAAAAATGAATTTTACTTGTTTGCGAATAATGGAAGGAAGCATCTTGTGTTCGGAAACCAATGAATAAACTTCCTGTGGATACAGGTTGTGCCCTTCTCCCCACATTGGCACCCAAAAACCATCTACTTGCATACAGGCATTTTCCCGTAAATAACGGCTATATATTGAGCGGTATTCATTAGTGCGAATATCGTCTCTATCGTCAACGCCATCTATACTGTAAGTGAGCACTCCGTAATCTTTAGCAGCTAAAAAGCCACGATTACCTGAATGTTCAGCAATAAATTCTTTATCTTTTATTTTATCCATTACTCAAACCATTTGACTATAAACCAATTATTATTAAAACAGACTTTTCGGATGAGCTTCTTAAAACACTGCTTTGGTTCATCCGTATCAACATCAGTAAAATAGAGATAGTGATCGGCAGATACATTTAAGCCTTCATCTATCATTGCGGTGCGTAATCGGCAGCGTTCTATTTTGCGGAATTGACCACAATTTTGATGTGTGGATAGATTGCAGGTGATAAATACGATTCCAAATGCTTGACCAGGAACTGCTCTTAATTCGCGCATTTTATTTATCGCATCCGTACCGGTGATTATATCCATAGCAAAGAAATTATTTATTTAAGTGACGATAAAGGACAAATTAACCACCCCAAGTACCACCTACTCCGGGAGTAGATGCGTGCCTATCGGATTCGGGTAACAAGTGATTGAATTCACCCCAAAGCAAATACATAAATGCTGATGACATCTGAGTTGAATAAAAACGCTGATCCTTATACTCCAGTAGTTTTTCACTTGATTTATCAAGGATTATTTTTCCTTCATTTCTTTTTAATGGAGACATATTGATACTTGAGACTAGATCTTCACATTCAAACTCATCGACAAGGATATCATCACGAGTACCGTCATTTTTTCCAAATAATTTACTCAGTAGCCTATAGTGTTGAGAATAGAAAATAACAGGAGCTCCAAGCGACATGAGTTGTACGTTCCAGCGATTTCCATCGAGGTACTCTTTCAGTAAAATGGCGTCCGTATCGCTAATGTCACCCATTAGTTTGTAATAATCTCTATATTTTGGATCACGTTGATTGGCCGCTCTATCGTAGTGTAGAAATATGACTTTCCGTTTATGATTTATAAAAAATGCAGCAAATTGATCCGCGATTTCTTGCTGTTGATCAGGATGGATAGCATAGAATGTTTTGATAATACGGAATTTTTTCTCTTTTTTATTACGTTGAGCTACGATTAAGGAGGAGAAAGGACCAGGATCATAACCAACATAAAGCGGCTCATTTGGATCGCAATATTTGAGGTTTTTGCTGGTATGTCTATCAATTGCATCAATAGCCTGTTTATCAATAAATTTATATTCATAGCCATCATCAAAGAGGTGTTGTTTCCCAAACTTACCAAAGAAGCGATCTTTTACCTTATTTTTTCGAACAGCAAAAATTGAAGAGTTTAGTTCATCAACATTTTTAAGGCTTTTAATTTGATTTTCAATGTATTCAATTCCTAATATTTTTATATTAGAAAATGAAGAGGCTCTTATATAATAAGTTTCCCCACGGCGAAACTCCCGGATCCTTTCTTCCCATCTCGCAATAAAAGCCTGACATTTATTTACTTCTTCAATATTTAATTCATTTTGAGCCTTGAATAAATCGGCATATCGTAAATCAATATGATAAGCTATCTCCTGAATACTTTCAATTAGCTCTTTATTCATATTCTTTTCATACGGCAAAAACCAAGTCTCATCCGTTTCCATATCAGGAGAAGAAGAAGTCCCGGTAACTCCCATAAAATAATGCGAATGTCCAAACTTAGATCTATCAGCACGTAAGGCCTGCATTACTCTATTTGTAAATTTTTCTTCAGATATTCGAAGCATTTCATCAACAAACAGATGAGCGCCATTTTTACCTAAAGCAGATTCGGGACGATCGGCAGATACAAATTGAATAACAGCTCCGTTATGAAATGATATTGTATGTTTCCAATCATCAATATATTCACAACATTCTTTAAAATGGTCTCTTGGCTTTTTTCCAACCTCAAAATAAATACCTCGCTCATAATTTTCTTTAAAATACTGAAGTATTCCAGGAACAATTGTATCAGCAATTAATTTATAAGTTGGAGCTCCAAGCAATAATACCGCTCCAGGCATATCGTTTTGAACTCTGTCAATCCGAGGAGCCAATATATGAGAAGTTTTACCTGATGCACGTCCTAATTCAGCATAAAGAAATGTTGGATCAGCTAATTTTATTAATATCTGAGCAACAGATAAATAATTTTCATCAAAAATATCATTATCGTATTTTTTAACTTTCATATTCAGCATCTGTTATATTCAATTCTCTCTGAAGCTCTCCAATTAGTCTATCTTTATCTTCAGTTGATATATCTCTCGATTTTATTATAGACAAGCCTTTTTCGTAGGCTTTTAAGAGACCATTTTTTTTAACCCCCATACGATCTAGTTCGAAAGTAGAAGAGACTATTTGCTGTTTATATTTAAGCCTATTAGGATCAATAATATTAGCAGATGCTTCAATTCTATAAGCACGAGCTTGTTGAAAACAAATACGAGCTTCTCTTAAGTCATGTGCAACTAAATTAACCTCAAATAACTTCATCATCTGGTCTGCAAAATAGAGATTCCACGCACCGGATGTAACAGAACAATCGGAATTAAAGTAATTTATAGAATCGTAAATACGAGATTTACAGGTAGATATAGAAAGGTTTGGATATATCTTTTGTAAGCGTTTTGAACATTCTGTTATAGATTGATATTTACGAAATAGGTTCGTGGCTTCATTAACCTGAAGAATATAGTCAGCTAAAGGCGCAGGAATTCCGCATTTTTCAGCATTGCGAATCTCAAGGAATCGCTCGACTATTTCAGGCTGTAATTTTTGTAAATGTTCAATCATAATCCGAAATTTGAGTAAATAAGATCGTCAATTTTATTGCGCTGAAGCCTATCTTTAAGAGTTTCATTTGCTTTTACATCGTGCGATTTCGTTGATAAATCAAATAGCTCTTTATCCAAGTTATATTCACCTGAAGTCTTTCCTTTACGATAATATTTATACACATCGCTATTTTCAGTTATAAAGTCAGTTCGGAACTGATCAGCATCTTCCGGCTCAACTAGATCTATTATTTTATCGACGGAATAACCAAGAATCCCGAAGGATCTAATTTTCTCCAAAAAAGAATTCGGATAACTCATACTAAGAATAGGCTTAATTCCCGATCAGTTAACTCTATGCCATTACGCTTAATTACGATCGGCTTCTTATAGGTACGGCAGAATAAGATATATCTCTTGATGGATAGATCAACGAACTTAGGCTCCAACTCAGAGCCGTAACAGATGCGGTTTGTTTGTTCGCAAGAAATAAGCGTAGTTCCGGATCCTAAGAATAGATCCGAAACTATATCGTTAAAAAGACTGCAGTCGAGAATAGCATCCGCAACTAATTTAACCGGCTTAACTGTTGGGTGATCTTCCAGGAGTTCGCGTTCCTGATTCTTAAATGAATTCATCCCGGCATATTCCCATACGTTTGTCCGATATCTGCCTGTTTGGCCTAACTCAAAGTTATTTGTGTGTTTGCCTTTACCGTTCTTATACACAAAGATGAGTTCATGTTTAGAGCGATAGAAGGTACCCATCCCTCCGTTATCTTTTACCCACACAATCAGGTTCTTGAGTTCGGTATAGATCTGGCCGGCTTCAGTTAATTCATTGATGTGCTTCCAATCCATACAGATATAATGGATAGAACCGTCGGTGGTTGTCTTAATAAGGTTAAAGAACACATCCTCCAAGAAGCGTGAGAAGCGTTGCTTATTCATCTCTCCCGATGCCATCTTAAACTCCTTATGTTTAGTCTTGCCATTGCCGCATATACCCTTGACGCGGACATTGTATGGAGGATCAGTAAAGACCATGTTTGCTAAGTCCCCATCCATTAACTGTTTAAGTTGTAGGTAGTCCGTGCAATCGATGCACATTATGCGGTGATTGTTCATCTCATATAGATCACCAGGCTGAGTGATGGGTTCTTTGTCTGATGGTTCTTCTTCAAAGCCATCCTCAACGATCTCTATGTCTAGTTCCTTTTGCTTATCAAGTTTATTGATTGAGTGTAAGTCTATGTCAATGGATGGCAGGTCTATGATATTATGATAAATATCTGAGAAGTGTGCTTCGAGTTTAGGTAGATCCCATTCACCTGCATGAGTATTGGCAAGTAGGCAGTAACGCTTGACCTCATCATCAGTTAGTAATCGATTAGGAACGCGTACATCTATCTCCTCTAACTGACGACCTAACTCAAAGAACGCTTCAAGCCTGCGCTGTCCGGATATTAATACACCATCGAAGTTAAGGACTGGAGTATCTACGAGGTTAAAGTCTTGAATAGATTTAAGTAACTCGGATTGTTTCTCCTCATTTCTTTTGCGAGGATTGAATGCATAAGGAATGATATCTCTTATGATTCTTTTTTCTGTGTGCCAGGTAAGTTGTATCATGCTTATTATATATATAGCAAAACTAGATACAAACGGATAGGCAATAAAGGACACAAGCATTAACTAATGAAGTGAATCCGTTAGTTATATGATATATTTTTCATTTCTGTTTTTTAAATGTATATATGTCTAATTATTAATACCTTATCATATATCCCCTATTTCATACATCTATGCATTACATCCTAAGGAACTAGTGGCACGCTCTTAATCGTCACAAAAATTTTTAAAATTTCATTTTGAAAAATAATAATGGCTGAATATCAACGATATAAATTGAAAATAAATGTCAAAAGAGGAAAAACGGGTGGTTTTTGAGTAAAAGAGATATGTTTTAGGTAAAAAAATAACGCTTATTTAGATATAAGCGTTACGATAACTTGTTTGCGTATTTTAGACCGAGTGAGATTTTCTTCCCAGTTACGGAGTTCTTCCTCTGATTTGTACTTCTTTGTGCGGATATTGCTCTCTATACGGCGAATGTTTTGTTCTACATTTGTTATCTCAGATAAAAATTTAGATGGATTTGAGGCCATTAGAGCCGTTAAATCTGAAACGGACTGCTGTTGTACCTTTCTTTGTATTGCAGTGGGATGAATAAAGAGAAATAAGCCCATATCGTTGTAATTGGCTAGTTCTTTATGGGCTTGTTGATTTCGGATGTCTAAATCGACTAATTCACGGGCTAAATCGGTTTGTAGGTCTATTAAAACATCAATCTCCTGCATACGATGATATGTTTCCACACGATCATTATACAGGAGAATGGCTGTTTGAATATCAAAAGAATCTAAGTTATCCCACTTTATTTGCGGAAATTCTTCTTTTTTAGACCTTTTTGGGTTAGTTTTACTGCAGTCTTTTTTTTTGCAGTAGGTGTGTTTGTAGCTGGTACCTTGGTAACTTTTACCGGATCGGTTTCTACCTTACCGGTTTCTGTCTGATCGCAGTTGATATTATCACCTTCAATCTTATTGGTTTCGGTATTTTCAGTTTCTACCTTGTCAGTTTCCACCTTTGGAGTTTCTACCTTATCGGTTTCAGTCTGATCACCGTTGATGTTATCACCTTCTACTTTATTCGTTTCGACCTTATCCGCAGCTTCATTATCTGCCAATTCTTTAGCAATACGAGCTTCCTCTGCAACTCTAGCTTCTTCTGCAACTCTAGCTTCCTCAGCAGCAGCTTCAGCGGCGGCCAATTCTTCAGCAATACGAGCTTCCTCTGCAACTCTAGCTTCCTCAGTAGCGGCTAGTTCTTCAGCAGATTTTCTATTTTCCAAAATCTCATCTTCCGAAACTTTGTCCAAAAGTTCATAAATTATCTTACCATGCAACGCACTCATGTTGTGTTCATTTGCCCGGGCTAAATCATTGTTAAGCTTATGGAATGGAAAATGTTTGCGGAACAAATCAAGATCTTTATAAAAAGCATCCTTCTCATTACGAAGTTTTTCTATAAGTTCCGTTTTTTCGGATATTGTAAGTTTTTTATTCATAGTTTTAAAATTAAGTGGATGCGCTATTAACGCACCCACTAGTAATTATTTATGATTTACGCAGTACCTCGTAGAAGGCGTATGCAGCAGAACCTGTTTTAGTGATTTTAAAAGAAATAGCAGAACCTTCAGCACAAGAGAATGATAAGCCATTCTGCATAATAAACTTCGAAGAGCTTACAATTGCAGTTGGATTATTTATACCGGCTCCAATAATCTCAATGATACGACCCACATCACCATCCACAACACCCGTAATGTCTGTTAATGTAACCGGAGCTTCATTATCAGGCATTTTAAATTGAGAAGCCGTAGTGATAGCAAAAGTGGTTCCTTCGCCTAAAGCAATTAGCGCTGGAGCTTCGCGAGGAATGTCACCATCGTAGAATAAGATAGGTTCTGGACATTCTCCACCTTCCAAAGAAAGAGAAGCACCAGTAATTCCACCGTCTAAATCACCTAATGAAACAAGTTTAAGCATTAATCCTGAGCAAGGAGAACCACCAATAAACATTTGTCCATCGGTACAGCGTTCCCAAATAGCTACAAACTCATCACCGGTATTTTTATATACCCAATCAAGGATATCCGGAGTAATTCCCTCAAGAATTATAGGAATTTTCAATTTACCTCCAAACGGAGCATCGCCCGGTTCGGCATTTGGTTTTAAACTATCAGTTTTGCAATCGATAAACTTAAAAACCTTACCGGCAAGAAGAACATTCGTGCTGATTTTAGCCTTTATTGATTCTGGCCAGTTATCAACATCTGCATCTGCAATAGGAGCAAGGAATAAACGAAATTTCAGCTTCTGAGATTTGTCTTTGTTTTTTGCTCCTTTAGGAAGATCAAATAGTTGTGACATAATTATATATTTTTTAATTAAACAATTGAAAATAAGAGAGAAGGAAAGAAAAGCAAGTGTAAGAATTTATCTTACACTTGCTTTATTGTTTAGGCAGTAACTTTTCTTTCTAATTCAAGAAATAAACCTGTAGGTTGAGTAACTGTAACTGTTTCACCATCGATTGTTTCTTCAACATCTTCCAACTCGGCATATACCTTGATATAATCTCCAGCAGCACCGGCAGTAAATTTAGAAGCAATCTTAGCAAATGCACCAAGTTTTTTTACTTCATCAGCTGCTGCAGTAGCAACTAATTTGTAAACTTTATCTTGAGCATATCCTGTAACGGTATCTACCTGAGTAACTCCGGTGATAGCAAATAAGCTGTTTGCTGCAAATGATACAGTTCCTGCAAGAGTTAAAGCAGAAGCAGGATCATTCGTGAAAATATATTGATATTTTCTTTCAGAAGCAATAAGCTCAGCTTTTGTGGCGAATTTTACACCAGCCATAGATAAACCAGCTCCTTCTTTCCATCTTGATTTAGCCAAAACGCCTTCAAATTCGGTAGTAAACTCAAATGCAAGCATTTCTCCCGGTTTATCTTCGTAAGTTTCAACTATACCTGGAATGGTGATCCACATTTTATAATTGTTATTACTCATATTTGGAACCCAAACGATAGACTCAGGATGAAGATCGGTAAGTTGTTGTCCGCTTACAATAACACCTGAAAACTCACCGTATTTTTCAGCATACAATGCTTGGTACCACAATTTATGTTTCAAGTTACCATGAACTTTATACCCTTCAACACTTGGAAGTAAACCAACAACTTTAGCCCAGAAACTTTCTACATAAGCTAACATAGTTGTATTGCTATATAAAACAAGATCCTCGAAAGGCAATACTTTCAATTCTTCTTCTACGCGTTGGATTGCACGAATTACACCATCAGCTGAGAATAAAGCAGGATTTGAAGTTACAGATTGAGGAGTTACACGAACACCTTCCACGCGGCGAACATTTTGTTCATTGATCAATTGCTTCCCGAAGTTTACAATTAACCATTCGATGAATGTCCATTTGATAATACCCGAAGCTTCTTTATTGATGTAGCCGATATATTTCTTTTCCAAATCGATCATGTCTTCAAATTGGAATTTGAACATCACATCGATCACAGAATAAATTTCAGCAGCAAATTTCACGCTTCCTTTAAAGATACGACCTTTACGATAAGCTTGAGATAATTCTCCAAAACTTGCAGAAGAAGCAATTTCCTTATTTTGTACATTCGATACAACCGGGAAAATAGCTGTAACAGAAGGTAAAGAACGGAAAAATGCAAAAATTAAGTCCGTACGACGAATTATATACTCACCGGCAACATCTGTAAGAGTTGAATAATCAACACTACCACCTCCAGATAACATTTTATTGTAATCCAAAGAAGCTAATTGATTTGATTGTTCTAATTCTTTAAAACGAGCTTTCATTTGTTTTCCAAATGCAGCCAAGTCTTTCAATAACAGTTTTTCGTCAGCTTCACCAGCTTCGATCACACTGCGACCTGTCATCAACTTATTATACCATTTGTCTTTCAAGAAGAACTCGTTTTCAATACCAAATAAGTGAGTTGCAGAGTGAGCAGCGTGTCCTAAAACTACACCCATCACGCGTTGATTGTTTTGTGCCATGCTTACTTCCGGAGTTTTAGGTTTATCTGATTCTTTAGAAAGAACCTCTACTTGAAGTTTAATTTCTTTAATCTCATTAGTTAAAGCGACCGTAGCTTCTTTTTCGGTTTTTGGAGCTTCTTCGGGTTTTACACCTAATAAGATAGCTAACTCTTGTTGTTTCTCTGCAGAAAGAACAACTTCGCCACCTTTAGCATGCATTTGTGTACCTTCTCCACCTTCGGAGCCTTCTCCGCCTTCAGGTTCGTCATCCTCATTCTTTGCCTTATCGGCTTCAAACGAGATTCCGTGTGTTTTTTCATACTCAGCATACATCTTTTTTTGATCGTCTGCTGTTAATAAACCTTTTGCCATTTTTTCACCGAACCCAAGTAAGGTAACAACAGCCATAAGTCTTTTTTGCCATTTTTTCATAAAACTAAATTTTTAATTGTGAATAAATATTTTTTTGATTTTGTGATAGGGTTTGTACTAACTGTACGGCTGAATCGATGTTCATTATATCATCAATTAGCTTAGAATTTACAGCGTCTTTGGCATAGAAAGTTTTGCCACCAATAATACCAGGTACTTTCAAGTCAATTTTAGGACGATTCTCTTTAATTATATTTTGGAAGTGGATTGCAATTGGAGATAATTGCTCCTTGATAAGCATTTCTGCATTGCCTTTTAAGGCTTCGCGTATATCTAAATTCTTAAACTCGCTTTCAGGAGGATAAAATTCCAATTCTTTAATACCTAAGTTTTCCCAATATTCGGAATCATCAACGAGAAAACTCATAGCTCCGATTGAGCCAACTTCACACATTAAATTAGTGGCTACTATTTTATTACAAAATGAAAGCGCATAAATACCTGCAGAAAAACAATTTCCATCAATCACACCCACACAAGGTTTAGTACGATTACGCATCGCGTCCTCAATTTGAAGTAATGATTGGTTAGATCCTCCGGGAGTATTACATAGTAAAATAGATCCACAAATATTTGGAGACATATCCACAGCACGAATAACATTAGCAATCTCATCAATTCCGTAACTATACCAACTGCCATATTTTGTCATCATTCCTATGATTGGAATGATTACCACACTATTTTCTTCGTAGTCAGCAAATAAATCGGAGGAATAATCACCTTCAGCCTGTGGTAGAAATACGCACTTATGCTGAGCTTTCAGCATTTTAAGTGTTTTATCTTTTTGGGATGGTATTTTATTATCGCGAAGCATCGCGTAAAGAGATTTTACTTCCTGCATATCCGTTTTACGCATAAACATAATGGAAGTGATCAGCTCGGTGAGTAGTTTTGAATTATTCATTGTGCATTAATATTAATGCACAATGATACAGCTATATACTAATGAGGCAAACGACAGCTATCGGCAGGAAGTACGCTCAAACTTAATTGTTGCACGCACTTTGTCGTCGTTTATTGTTTTTTGGGTAGGATAAGCAATTGATCCAACAATAAATGTTTCATTATTACCATAAAGGCGTAATATATACGACTTTAAATTATTGACTATCACTACTGCTATATTAGAATAGACCAAAGCAGTAACGGATTCATGTACCAGGGTACCGGAATCAGTTATTTCCTCGTCGGAGTTATAAGTTATCTTAACGGCCGGATGGAGTTTGTTCCATCCTTTTCCATTCTTAAATGTTAGCTCATCTGATTCCGAATTTTCAAAATCATTGATGTGAGCGAATTCTATTTGATTACAAATTATTTTCATACCTATATAATTTATTGTAAATTAAACACTTATCCATTTTCAGACGCTTTTACTCCATTTTTACTGCCAAAAAAGGACAAAATAATACACTTGCTTACTAAAATAATTATGCAGTTTTTTTATAATCTCTTCTTCTGTTTTTTTTGCGAACTGTATCGCGCCATCTGTAGTAGTTTTTAAGCAATGCATCATCTGTGATAGAAGTAATTGAATACTTCCTTAGAAATAAATACACGGTATTGATATATTCTATTCCTTCCCGGTGTTTTTGTTCATCAAGCAGATCGTGTAATTCTGCCCAAAACATATTTTCTATTTTATTTTCAATTATCCGGACTGATCGTAAACCTAGATAGTTGTATTTATTGGTTTTCTTACCGTTACTTCTTTCTGGGAGGAAAATTTCCAAATTACCACAATCTCTAACTACATTTATTGGTCTTGATTCTAATAAGTCATAAATTGTATGATACAAGTCTAAATTATCAGGCAAACGAATGGCTATTTTCTCCGAATCATAGAATTTTCCAATCATATATTCCTGCAGATGTTCTTTAACCGTGATTTTGGTAGTCATAAGTGTGGTTGTTTAGAGTTAAAATTGCATGTTTTTAACCTTAAATATATATATTAAAATGTTGATAAACAAATATTTAACATATTATTTTTAAACATTATTCATATTCTTATAAGTATCCAGTTCAAAACTTGAAATAAAAGAGTGCTTTTGTACATAATCTCTCTATATATTATATAATATATTAAATATCAGTAAGTTAGAAGCGCACAATTTTGAAAATAATAGGTTTAAAAAACAGAACAAGGCCTAAAAAAAAGTACAAGAGTACTTTTGAACGAAAAGTGCAAAAAAGTGCAAAAAGTGTGCGCTAGTTAATATTTTGATATTCAATTATTTAATATGCTTTTTTAGTACCTTTGTTCAATTGTACAATTTTTTTTCTTATTTTTTGATATCTTACTTTTGAAAAAGAGTAAAATATATAAAAAGATATATTATATAGGGCGTCTTATAACTTTGATCATTTATCTAACACCGGGAAATATCCTTTTTTTTATTTCCGATATCGCTTATTTTTATCTAGATCTAACACCGGGAGATATCCTTTTTTTTTATTTCCGGTACCGCCACCTTCTACCGGTATCATTTATAGGAAAATTGAATTTTGACACTTTGCATCAAATTAACAGCTGCTGTACAAACTATTCTAAATGGATCCGCGCGGTACCGGAATCTTTTTGTAAGCCTAAATCCGATTTTACTATAATTATGTTCTAAAATTGAAGTTAATAAAATTGGGGGGAAGTGGGGGAAAACAGCGAGGCCTTGCACGGGCTTAAATAAAACGCCGTGCAAGGCCAAAGACTGAAAGGAAAGACATACTAGCGTATGTCTTGTTTAAAAGCTGCTAATCGCAGCAAAACTGCATTTAATTAAGCTTCCACGCATTCAAACGCTTCCACCAGTTGTTGAAATTCGGTATCTGTTTTAATAAGCTCATTGGCTTCTCGGATGTAAGAGCGTACATTCCACTCTTTTTGGCTGGTAGTGTTTACTAAATCTATCAGGCGTGCGTCCTGGTGTAAGTAGCAGAATACAAGCAAAGCTTTATGTGCTTCTTTGTAAGGTTTCTTTGTACCCATCAGTTCGATATAATCTACCTTCAGGAGTTCGCATATTTTTTTAAGTGTCTTAGACATAGCTGTTATAATTTATTAAAATCAGTGACATAAAAGGGAGTGCAGCAGAATTCATACTCAGGAGGTAATTTGCGGCTGCCTATAATTACAGCTATACCTCTGGATGCTAATTCGTATAACCGATGTGTAGTGAGCGGTGAGGATTTAAGATTGTACTCCTTAGCCAGGATAAAATAACTGCTCACTAGATCGAAATCATGAGGGGATTGTCGGATTATTTTCCTTGCATCTCCAGGGGTCTTTGCAAAACCAAGTTTTACAGATAGTTGTGCAACCATACTCAAGCGTTCCTCATCGTCTTGAGCAATGCATACTATTATTTTATTGTCTTTTTTCATGATTTACTTCCTTTTATATTTAGGTTTGTAAAATCTATCATAGAACTTTGTTTTCTTTTCTTCGTTGATTTCTCTCCAGGTTGGTGGCTCTTCAATAGGAATCATGGGGATCGCTTTCATTTCAAAGATTTCAGGTATTCTATCAGGCTTATTAATATTGATTCTTATATCATCTGCCGCAATTATCAAAACCTCTTTTCCTGAAATCATTGAATGTAATTCCATAAAATGTAGATGGTGTAAATATCCAGGAGGTTTTAGTCCAATAAAACAGATACAACCGAATTCTTTTATTTTATAGTCCATTGCGTTATGCATCATTTTTTAGTAATTTAAAATTCACTAATTGGGTTTTATTTGGAACATACAGCGGATGGCGTGGAGAGCCGTCTTTATTTATTATTAGAGCTTTTGCTTTAGGGAAAATGGCCGATAGTTCTTTATCTCGGCCAAGTTCTTTGACAATATTAAACGATCCCCAGGCGAAAACAACCTCATTACATAGAAAAGAGGTTTCGAGTAAATGAATATCGTTAATCGCGGTATTTCCGAAATCTCTTAGATCATCCGGATTTGTGCTGATATATGGAAAACAATTGAGCATATATACACCACCATAACCGAGATTCTTCGCCATCGATTTAATCCTCCTTATGGTTGGATCGTCTTTGTCTTCGTTGGCCGTAGATGGATTGAGTCCAATAAACATAATAAAGGGTTTAGTGTCATCCCATATACGCCATAAGGCATACCGGTATTTCCTACATTCGGAAAAATTCGCTCCGGATTGAGTAGCAAATAATTGTTGTTCCTTTTTCATACGTATATTTTCTCTCTCTTTATTATATTTTTACATCTCTTTTCGAGCTTTTGCTCAAACTCTTTACTAATCCTGTCTACTCTATTTAATTCTGCATTTATTTTCTTCTCTTTTTCTTTCAGATCTTCATACGTTATTCTTAATTTACCTTTATCGTTTGTTCCTCGGTGGAGATTTGCTATATCTGCAGTTAGTTTTCTTTTCCTTCCATTTAACAGAATAATAGCTTCTTCAAGTTGTTCCGTAGAATGCAAGCCTTTTCTTTTGCATATTCCGAGATTATCCGGATCATCATTGAGCGTATCACCATCCTTACCATATACCATATAACCATCAGGAATGGGTGCAATGAAATTTTTATAAAGCCATCGGCGATAATGAATGTAGCGTCCGTTTATCTTGATTACTCGTTTTTTCACTCCGTTCATAGTTCTAATACGAATATTTTCTTCTTCGGCAGGTTTTCTTTTACCAACCCAAGCACCCTTGAAGGCTCCATTTTTTACATGCTTTTCTTTTATTGTAATTAGTTGTTCAGGCGTTCTTTTAAGCCCGAGTAAAACCATTTTCTTTTCAATATTTTTTTTATTGAAAACTCTAAATATTTTTTCACCTTCTATTTTCCTGTAGGAAGAATGGTGTATGGATAGATAAGCTGCTAGTTCAATATTACCTTGAGTTTGATAATTATCCTTCAGATATTTTATAGCTATACTACTCCATCTAATTTGCCGCCCTTTATATAGACCTAACCGGCGCACTTCATGTCTTAACTGGCTAAGAGTAACCTTTGTATTTACATGTCTGATTTCATTTACGGCAATAAGCAGCTGTGGCCACGACATAACAGGAAAATTCTTACGAATAAAAATTCTATCAAAATTATCCCATACGGCAGCTATGCGCTGCGCTTTTTGGCCGAGGCCACAATCCGGAATGCCATAGCTAATTGTCGTGCCTTTGTTAGTCAGCATATTAAATTGACAATTATTTCCCTCACATGCATGATATGCACATTCCCAATCGCTTATTTTACATTCCATATTACTTTGTATTATACCAATTACTCTTTTCTTTTATCATTTGTGGATTATGCAAGCGTCTGATCACTCGGTACTCGTCCGTAAATTCATAAGTTCCTTTTGATTCCAGGACAAAGAGGCAGGCGCATTTTATAAACAGCTCCAAATTCGGTTCTTTGATGCTTTTAGCTATATCAAAACTTCCCCCATATGGCATTTGCATCAGCTTAAGATATACCTTATTTAAGTAATCTTTAAAGCGTTGGCCATGCTTAGCCTCCAAGTCATGTATTTCTTGGATATTGGTTAGGATGTATGGGGTTAAGTCTTGCATTACCATAATGATAACTGAGCGTTTTTTGCTACATCCCTACCGGATCCTCCGCACGCCATTCCTATCATATTCCTTGAAAATGTCAAAAGTGGATTAACCGTACATGGAAGTCCTTGTAAATTGCACCAATCTCCATCCAAATTAGTACATCCATTACAGGCGGTGGTGTCAGTCCAAAAATCAACAGTCTCGTTTCCGCCATCTTCAAGAGCTAATTTTTTCCATTGTTCCCAGCGTTCCCTTCGTATATCATCTATAATTTCTTTGCGATTATTACCTAATATTTGAAACCAACGAGAGGTTAACTCAACAGGTAATAAGGGGATTTGTTGTTTACTTTTCATCGTATTGGTGTCTTTAATCTTTAACGACTTCTTCAAACATATCTTCATCCGTTATCACTTCAACACGTATTTGTGCTTCTATACCATTCTTTAATGTTAGTTGCTGAACAGTTGCTGAACCTTCACAAAAAGGAGAATTTTTTTTACCTAAATCATCGATAATAGATATTAATTCCTTTTCAATTTTATTTAAGTTAATCATAATTTTAATTTATTAGTATATTTAATTCATCTTAATTTATTACTATGCTATTCGTTCTAAAAAGCCAGTGAGTCTATCTTTAGGAAGTCCGATGGTATGTTCGGAGTTTAATGATTTTAAAAGAATCTGATCATCATCCAGTCCTTTAAATATTCCAGTATATTCCTGTCCTGAATTAAAAAATAAAACAACCTCTTTTCCTTCTTCAATATTATTAATCTCTTTGGCATCTTTAATTAATGCCTTTTTTGTTTTTCCCATAATTTTTAATTTATTGGTGTGTTTAATTCATCTAAAGTTACATTCTCTCCTAATGGATCTAAATTCATCTTTTGCTGAATACCGGTACCGAATTTATCATCACCGATAGTGAAATATTCCACTCCTCCGCTCTTATCATCAAAATCGGGTTTTCCGTCTGCATCATAGCACATAGGTAAGCCGGTATTAACATCATATTTTTGAGGATTGAATATGTAATTACGCCATTCGCAGTATTTCTTTATTTTTTTCTTAAATAATGTAGGTGTTGTCCACTTTCGATCGTTCGGGAAGCTATCAGTGAAAGAATCGTATAAATCCCGTCTATTCAGACGTATATTTCGTTTCTGTTCATTGCTGAAGTATTCTTCTGCCCACATAATAAAGTTCTCACCCATAGTTTGACGAAGGATACGCTGCTCTAATCTTTCTCCCGGACTCTCTACTACACCGTAAGTCAAATAAAGCTGCACGCAAATGGCTAATAGATTCCAAAACGGATTCCATTGTTCAAAATCCCATTCATCAAAAAAGAGTTGGCCAAAATCATGCACCGGTTTATGTTCGTCATTGTAGAAGTCAGAAAATGCGATCAAATATTGACGATCCTTGAAAGAACTTCCTTCGCCATTTAAGGCGTGATTTGTAGTTATGTATAGTTTTGGACTACTAGCGAAGGGATAAGTACACCTACGGCCTCCTTTGTAGTTTACCGACCAATCTCCGGTTATATTAGCAAACTGACTTTCGAAGTCAAAGCCCGGGCGCACATCATCAATAAAAACGGTTTTTGTTTTTTCGGTTATCTCATCCCATACGAACTGGTCTGTACTTATGTCCGATTTTTTTCCGTTAATATAAACAGTGGGAGATACGCGTGTAAGAGCTACACCAATGATTGATTTACCACTACGCCCATTACTAGCTCCAACCTCGCTTTGTTTTCCATCCATGCCGACCACTGCTTTAGCCGTATTCGCATCTTTATAATCCATCAGCATGTAACCTATCGCACATAGTTTAGCAAGTAGGTGTTCTACATTCTCCTGTAATTCTTCCGAGGTAATAATTACATCTTCGGATTTATTGGCCATTTGTTTTTCTTTGCGCCAGGTAAAGTTTGATGTATTGATCAGAAATTTAAGAAAGTGACATTTCTCACCTTCTTCAGATAGCGTATATGAGTGCTTTCCTTTATCATCGGTTACAAATGTAATCAGAGGCTTAAGCATTTCTGCAGGAAAATTTTTCCGTTTATCCCCCCAAATATGATGGCTTATACTAGCGTAATCTACACGAACAATTTTATCCTTCGTTACTTCCCAGCAAGTATTACTGAAGTAAAAAAAATGACGATCGCGTTGTGCCTGTACAAATGCCGGTTCAATAAAACTGATGGATCCTAATTTATCAGGTCCCAAATATTGGATACCTCCACGAATAAGCATTTCATTTACTTCTTCATTGCAATTTGTTTGTGCAAATTCAAAAAGAAAATCGCGTATTTCCCAGTGTTGTACGGTACGAATAGTAGGCGGAGTGAGGTGCACAAATTCAAATGTTCCATCCAAACGACGATAGCGGCCAAAGCCTCTATTCTGTAAAAAACGGTGAGAACGCACATACTTGAACTCTGTTACCTTGGAGATATTCCCGGAGCGATCGCTTTTTTCTTTCTCTTCCCAAAACTGTTCATCGCTCTCGATGGGCTGTGCGCTTACCAGTTCACCGTTCTCAAATTTCCACCGGTGACGGCCAATTTTGAATTCAGGAAAATCCTTTAAGCTTGCCCGATGTCTTTCGGCAAACATTTTAGGATTATTCAGGCACCAAAGTTCTTCTAATTTATGATCTGTCCAGGTAGTAATCTTATGCAGCTGGATATATTTTCCGTTTAGATCCTTCTCGTTAATCAGGTAATCTATGTCTTCGGCTAATAGCGTTTCCTTTCCTTTCAGTGTATTAGAGAGTAAATCGTCTACGCCTTTGTCGTGTGCCTCATTTGGTTTTACATGCCCAAAATATATTTCAATGTAAATATCCCTATTTTTAAGGGCACGCATGTATTCTTTATAATTTTTTACTGCAGAAAAGAAAAAACGAGGGCGTTGCTCTACCTGATCGTTTACCTTTAAATTAGGTGATAGATCATCCCAATCGGCATCGATTAAAAAAGCGACTTCTTCAACTTCGCAAGCTGCAATAATCTTAATTAGATCTTCCGGTAATCGTCCGTTTGTTCCTAAATTCTGAATTCCTGATATAGCTACAGAAGGAAGCCCATGTTTACATGCTTTTTCTGCTTTCTTTTCGCCCTCCTGAATATATAAACGAGGAATCTTTGTTTTATTTTTGAATAACTCACGAACAGCTGCAGGGATATAAATATAAGTATGAGAGCCATAAGGTGATTTATATTTCTGAGGGCGTCCGTATTGGTCTTTATGTTCGTCTGGATATTGCCAACGAATACGGAAATATTCGCGGTATATTCCCGTACCAACATTTTTTTTCTTTACCTCATATTTAATTGGAAAGCCCTCTAAATCATAGTATTCTATTATTACATCATCTCCGGGAACGATATTCCCTTTTTCATCAACTGTTCCGGGCTTAAATGTCTTACATTCAAAAATAGACTTCTTATCATCCGATTTATATATCTTGGTAATAACATCTTCGAATGACAAGCCCGATTCGGCTAACATACGAGCGCAATAAGTATCGGAATTAACAGCTTCTTTGCTATTCTTCTTAGCCTTTTTTACTTCAACTTTTGGCTTTTGTTCCGGTTCTTCTAAGATAATTCCACAATGGGTGGCTAAATATTGGAGTGCGTCTGGGAAGGAATAGTTTTGCCCCTTCATCAAATAATCGATCGGATATTTACCATTGATTCCATTACAACGGAAACACTTAAATATACCCTTACCAGGTGTAACAGTAAGTCCTCGTTCCTGTCCACACATTGGACACTTACCAAGATAACTTACTCCTGATTTATGCAGTGTTGTAAAGTTTTCAATTATTTCTATAAGCTTGTGCTGACTGGCTGCAAGCACTTTGTCTTTATCTGCCTCGGAGATATATGTCATTTTTTATTCTATTATAGATTGGATACCGTAACCGGCTTTCAATAATTTTTGGATCCACTTAGCAACTACTTTCTTTTTATATATTCCCGTCTCAAATTCAGAGCAAGGAATCAACACTGTTTTACCGTGAGCTTGTACCTTGTATCCGCTTAATCTAAGCTTATGATGTAGGTAATAACGCTCTGAATCGGTTATTTTATGGGGGGGGTAAATTCATAGTTATTTGATTATTAAGTAAATTTATATCTATCGTTTTCCTGAATAATTATTGTTTTAAAAGGAAATCCTTCGGATGGTACTTGTTGTATTTGCTCAATTAAGCCTCCGGATGATGTAAATACGATATGCTTTTCTCCACTTACTGATATTTGAAGGCATAAACACTTACATGTTCCTCTATCTTTATAAACCTTTGAATCTTCGATCTTAAAATCATATACTTCAATATTTTTATTGATTATCTTATTCATCTTTATTTTATCACCTTCAAATCCCTTTGTGCTTGTTTTTATATTGAATTGACTAAAACTATTCATGTAAAAGTATTTTTAATAAGTTTCGACTGTTGCAGTGCATTGCCCATCCGTTATAACTCGCAATGGATTTTTCATTTTTATTGCGGACAAGCATTTTGGCAAACCTTTGTTTGATGCCTTTTCGAAGCCTTGTATGCGTATGATAGAATACATATCCTACAAAATCAATCCCTCGCGCTGCAACTGGAAACAGTTGATAATTGTGTTTAATTTCTAATTTAAGGTTATCGTAAAAATAGTTTCTGATATCAGCTAAGAGTTGATGCAGTTCAGGCTTATTATTAGCTAGAATTACAATGTCATCCGCATATCTGAAGTAATACTTTACCCTCTTTTCTTCTTTAATCCAATGATCGAAATAACTCAAGTAAAAATTGGCGAAGTATTGACTTAAATAGTTTCCAATAGGCAGGCCTTCAGTACTATCAATTATTTCATCTAAGAGCCATAGCAAGTCTTTATCTTTAAACTTTCTCCGGAGTAATTCTTTAAGTACTTCATGATCGATATTCGGATAAAACTTCTTTATATCAAGCTTTAAACAATACTGTGTGTTTTGTTCATCATTTAAGGCTCGTTTTACTGCATTAGCCGCGGCGTGTATTCCTCTTTTCTTAATGCAGCTATAAGTGTCCGCTGTAAAAGTTGATACAAATACTGGCTCTAAAACACGCATAATTGCATGATGGGTAATTCTATCTGGATAATATGGCAAACGAAAAATCAAACGCTCTTTAGGTTCAAATATGGTAAAGGTTGTATATGCTGATGTTTTATAGGTTTTATCCTTTAACATTTTATGAAGGTTCAATATATTTTCTTCTTCATTTTTTGAATGATCAATAACGCCTGGTTGTTTCTTTTTACCTTTCCGGGCTACAGCATCGGCCATTTTTAAATTTTCGATGCTGTATATTGCCTGGTATAGGTTATTTAATCGTTTCATCCTTTGCTTTTTAATTAGTCATGTTCGCCTTTCGGTTACCAATGCCCATTAAAGTGATTTATTTTTTGCCATGTTGGCAGGGTCTACGCTGACAATAGCATAGGTGAGAGCTGAGACTGGTATTCGTGTTCGAATTATTGTAATTCGAATTGTCGAACCTGGCACTGGAAGACAAAACTCAGCTACACAGCGTACAACCTTTTATTCTTGTTTTGGAAGCAAGATTAAATCCTTAAATTCTTGTTCAAATTGTTCTTGCATATGAGATAACTTTTCCCTCTTAAGAGTAGCAAAGCGAGAGCCGAGACCGGCATTCGTGCTCGAATTAGTGCAAAGCGAAGTGTCGAACCCGGCACCGGAAGACAAAACCCAGAAACGAGGCTCATATTTTAATGTAGAAAGATCTGAATAATCCGGTACATCTACATCATTAACGGCATCAAATCCAACCATTAGCTTATATGCAGCAAGCAATGGGGTTCTATACTTTTCAGGTATCATAGATACCTCAGGTAATTTTTCAGGATCTATATTTTCCTTTGCACATGCCTCTTCAAATCCTGTAATCGATTTAAAGTCAAAAGCTGTTTTGTTTTCTGTTTTTTTCGTAGCCATAGTTTTATTTTGTTAAAATGATTTTAAATAAATGATTAAAATTTATACCGATAAAGTCAGACACCTCTTTTGTCTCATTATAAAGGCGAGAGCCGAGACCGGCAATCGTGCCCGAATAAACGCAACCCGAACCGTCGAACCCGGCACCGGAAGACATGTCAAATATTTGTATCCATTTCTTTTGATTCGAGTTATTCCAATTACAAATAAATCCGGGATTAGCCACTCTTGTAATATGTCTTAGCTGCTTAAGTGCTACAACATAATCGGGATCATTCTCAAAAATTTCGTCTTCAGGTAATACCTCCAGAATACTAACTGCCGTTTCATAAGAATCAATTTTTTCATACTCTTTAGGAATAAATGTTTCTTTACCAAATTCCTCTTCCAATTGTTTTTTAAACCAGTCTTCAGCTGCTGGATAAAGCTTTTTAGCTGTGTCTTTATCAATTTGCATAATAAAATTTATTTTTAGGTATATGATTAATAAGGCTTTTTTTAATCGATATAAAGAGATGATCCGACAAGTTCTCCAGTACCGGTATAGGTATGGTAATAATCAAGCAGAGTAGTATATTCCGATTCCATATTTCTATCAAAATCAGCTTCGTATATTTTCTTTTCAGCGGCTTGTTCTTCTGTGAGTTCTATTATTTCGAAATTGAAAACATCTTCAGCAGTTTCAACATAATTAGGTTCCTGATCAGCAAATAATTGTTTGGAATGATCTACGCTGGATGCAATAAGATAAAAGCATTCATCACAGGAGTTTATTTGGAATAGGAGTAAAACAGGAGTAGCTTCAACGGTAGGAGTTATATCAACAATATCAAAACGATTAGTAAAACACGCATCAGTTCTAAGCATATCGGAAGTAATATCAGATTGACAAGTTATTATTATATCCGGAGTTATTACGAAAGAGCGGACTCTTGGTTTCTGTACAAGTATTGCTTCTTCACCAATACAATTATATAACCTTTCAAACTCAAATACAGAGGCTACATCGTCAATAATGATTAGATTGGTGTCCGGAGTACAAGCTGAAAAATTAAAAGGGTGATCGCTAAATGTTCTTCCATTCATAAGGGTTATTTCAGCTTCGGTATATCCTTTTAGGTTGGCGAGGAAAAAAGCTAAATCTGTTTTTCCGCTATTTTTAGGTCCTATAATTATTGTTCCTTTTTTCATGTTATAGATTTATATATATTTCTAGTATTATTTCCCATTATCAAAGTCATCCGAAACTCGGTATGCTTTGTTTATCCCAATAAGTATCCCAATTACTATGCATACGATATATACAATGGAACAGATAATAATTTCATTTGTAGTCATGATGTCTATCGTTTTTAGTTAGTAATGAAGCAAAAGCAAATATAAGAGCCACGGTTAAAGCCAATTTAATGGATATTGATAGAATAAATTCTATATTTTCAGGTGTATTCATAATTATTCAGCTGTTAGGTTGTCATTTTCTTCAGATAGAAAAGAGTATGCTATTTTTAATAGTTGAACAGTGCCAAATAGATCTAAATGCATAAAGAAATAGGTATCTGAAAATCCCTGTGCCGGTTGATATTTAAACCATTTGCTATGGTGATTGAGTTTCAGAATACTTCCTATGCCATCATATTTAAAAACTCCTATTACTCCTATGATAGAGAATGGTGTACCTGTTTGAATTTGTCTTTTAGTTAATGCCATGGTGTAGGATTATTACTTGATAGATTAAATAAGATAGAAATAACAACACAATAACAAGGCAGACGGATAGTGCTAATTGTCTGCTGTTTTTAGATCTTGATTTCTTAGTCATATTGTTCTTCTTGTACCGTTAGCATTATGAAACTATGATCTGTTTTTAAGAAAAATACGGCTAGTCCGCGTATTATTCTTGCGTTAAAAACCTCTCCAAGACGAACTCCATACTGGCTAATATTAGTCAGATTTTTAATTTTAATTTGCTTCTGTTTCAT